GCCTAGGTCCTCGGTTTACCCTACTACTGTGCCTACCTGTCAAGGTAGAGACTATTGTCTGTTAGCCCCCTTCGGAAAGGGATAATGCCACAGCAATTTCTGAACTACAGCCTAGGTCCTCGGTTTCGATTGAGGGCCCTCTTCTTAGGAGACTTAACCTTTGAAGAAATGGTTTTAACATTAGGCTTAGGAACAGAACGTTTCCTAATTTGATGGTATGATCTATACGTTTCAAACGTATTATTCACCACCAAATCAAGAGCATCAAACGATGAGTTAAAGGTCTTCTGAAAGAACCTTTCCATCGCCGGATTCCTGACACCACCATCTACCAAGTGCGCTTTATATATTATAAATGCACTAGTGGTAACGGATGGCCTAGGGTCTCCTGTCTGTCTATATAGACGGAAGAACCCTGGAGGTGTCTCCTTTGAGATCACTCTTAAAGGGACATCTGGATCAAGTTTCTCCCTGGTTTCACGAGGGAGAAAATCCTGATACTCTAAGTTAATGGCTTGTTTCCAAGCCATCCAATCATTGTCACTAGGATCTTTTTCACGAAATTCTCTATGAAAAAGGTTCTCGGAACAATGTTTGTAGCCCCTCACGCCAGATGATAATCTTCTAGCGTGATAGTCTAGACTTTCACATGGAAACGCCCGGGCTAATTTCTTGTCAACTATGTCGATATAAGCATCTATTGATGCTTTACCGATATTAGAAGAAAAGAAATCATCCAGTTTACGACCAGAACCCCAACCTAGTCCTCCGAGGGATCTAGGGACAGGACCAATGAACTTAACTAAGGCTCGTTGGTTTGAAGTAAGTAAAGGAAGGGATCTCTTTCCCAACCTTTTTACTGTCTCCAAGAATGAATGGTTTGATAACTCTCTCCATTTCATTCCCTTACCGACGTTCTGTCGAGTGACAACATAACCAGCAAACTCTGCCGCGTAAGACGATATCAAAGTCTTATTTTCTGAGATTTTACATCCCAGGTTGCGTAGAGTTCGCATATAGTTTTTTGCCACTTTATGGTCACTAATAACAACATCGTCTCCTAAGATTCGATAAATGTCATTAGTTTTGGTACTTTTACCTAATTTCTTGCATATCCCATACAACAAATTGTGATGGGTTAAAGAGAATGCAAAGAAAGAAGGACCAAGTCCCAAAGGCTGACCTCTCGTAAACTGTACGGTACAGTCCTTATTCCTCCTTTTTCCAAATTTTAATGTCCATGGTCCGCGTGAAGCGGAATCCATAACATCAATATGAGATTGGTAGGAAGGGAACCTTTTTCTCAAGAGGTCTTCAGTTACTTTCCAAGGAAATAACGTAGTAGCGTCAGACAAGTCTACAGAATAGACTGTCCGGCCGCTATTAAGCCACTTCTGGATAGGAATTAAAGCCTTCTCTTGATCAAAAGTACAATCTTCAGGAATCTTCTCCAAAGAACGTCTCAACTCGTTCTTTAAAGGTTCTAAACCTGCTTGTACAACCCTATCAGGGTTAGCTACAACACGAAGTTTGTAGCCAGGTTCCTGGATACCCGATAGGTATCCAAAGGACTGTGTTGCGTAAGGATGACCGCTCATCCTGTATGGTTCGACATCTAATACTGTGTCAAGCGGAACAACGTTCTCGAAGACTTCAGGATTAGAAACCATACATGATCTAATACATTCCACGCTCCCAGCACGAATAGCTGCTTCAACATAGTTTCCCATTTCTGGGATACTTTTTGTTAAACCAGGCATCCGAGTATGCGAAACACAATACTCAAAGATGGTTGGTGGAGCTTCCGGAGCCCTTCGTTCTTTTATCAATGGGTGGAAGTGCTTGAATCGAGATTCAATACCTCTACTCTCTTTTGATAGAAGTGCAGACATAAACTTTTCTGTTTGTGCCTTCGTGGGTTCATTAGATACAAAATAAGTATAGGACTGTAATGCAGATAATGCTTTATCAATCCCCTTATTTTGTAAACGACGGAAGATGTAACTGAACGGTCCCTTAGGATAACCATCCTTGTTTCTTGCGATCCAAGTATGGTTAACCGTGGTATTAGCCAGTTTAGCGATAAAGAGTTGTTTATACTCTTTAAGACGATTAACTGTCCATTCATTACCTGACTTATCTCTCCATTTTTCAATGAGGTTGATAATGTCAGAGCTAACATGTTTGGGAATACCCAAAGACATTAGTCTTGCGCACATTTGTTTGGCTTGAATCATAATGAGTCATATGTATATAGTTAATATTCATAAGATAAGTTATGGGCCACCCGAACAGAAACCTGCCCGGCATCTAAACG